ATGTTTATATGAGTTTAACAAGAGAACAAGTATTAATTGAATACGTAAAATGTAATAGAGATACGGAATATGCCTTAAAAACGTATTTGGAAACGTATGATAACACGGTGAAAAAATATGTTCCATTGGAACTTTTCCCGGACCAAATTACTCTATTAGACGATTACGAAAACTACAACGAAAATATTGCATTAAAATACAGACAGGCCGGGGTATCAACAGTTACCGCGGCTTGGATGTCTAAAAAACTTATATTTGCAAGAAAAGAAACTCCTGAGAAAATATTGATTATTGCCAATAAGTTGGATACGTCCTTAGAGATGGCAAATAAAATCAAAGCCTTTGTTGGTCAATGGCCTTCTTGGACCGGTGTAGAATTTGATAAGACAAAAAATTCCCAAAAACATTATAAATTAACAAATGGGTGTGAGGTTAAAGCCGTTGCAACATCTAAAGATGCCTTGCGTGGATTTACACCTACCATACTTGTATTTGATGAGGCGGCGTTTATCGAGGCCGATAGTGATTTCTGGTCTGCGTGTATGGCATCCCTATCTACGGGGGGTAAAGTAATTGTGGTTTCAACACCTAATGGTTATGACGCAATTTATTATGAAATATATGACCAAGCGTTACGTAATATGAATGATTTTAAAATTACGGAAATGTTTTGGTATCGTGACCCTAGATATACAAAAGATTTATATTTTGTTAAAACTGAAAACATAATTCATTTTTTATTAAATAAAGAAGAATATAACCCTAACGATTTTATTGATTGGGGTAGTAAGTCATACGATGCCAGAAACTTTGATGATGTTAAAATATTAATGAATGACGGATACAAACCTTGCTCATCTTGGTTTGAGGCGATGGTTAAAAAATTAAAATACGACAAACGTAAGGTTTCTCAGGAGTTGGAATGTAACTTCTTAGGTTCCGGGGATAACGTATTTGATTCTCTTATGATGCAAGATATTCGTGAAAATCAAATCAAAGAGCCTATTAACAAATTGATGGGAAATGCTCTTTGGATTTGGAAGGAACCGGTTGTTGGTCATAAATACATTATGGGTGTCGACGTTTCCCGTGGGGATTCTGAAGATTTTAGTTCATTCCAAATTATAGATTTTGATACCCAAGAACAAGTTGCAGAATACGTTGGTAAATTACCTCCGGATACTATGGCAGAAATTTGTCATAAATGGGCAACAATATATTCTTGTTTTGTTGTTATTGATATCACCGGTGGTATGGGTGTTTCAACATCAAGAAAATTACAGGAAATGAATTATAGGGATTTATATGTTGATGGTGTTGATTTATCGAACAAATGGAAGTATGACCCAAAAGCAATGGATAAAATCCCGGGAATAAACTTTAACAATAAAAGAGTTCAAATTATTGCATCGTTTGAAGAGGTGATGAGACATAAATTTAGAATTTATAGTGCTCGTTTATATAATGAGATGAACACCTTTGTTTATATCAATGGTCGTCCTGACCACCAAAAAGGACATCACGATGACTTAATTATGTCAATTGCTATGGCAACCTATGTTGCGGAATCTTCTTTTAGTAAATTGACCAAGGTTACTGAACAAACCAAAGCGATGATTAATTCTTGGTCTGTCAACAATAATGATGCAATAAAAGAGAATATTAATTTTGACCCTGTTATTCCACATTATCAAGATAGAATAAATCAATTTAATAGCCAACAAGTTAGTCGTGAGGATTATCAAAAATACGGATGGTTATTTGGAGTTAGGTAATATTTATCTAAAAAGAATAAATGGGTATTAGCGATAGAAAAAGAAGTATTGATTTTCCTGTTAATATAAATCTAGATTTAAACCAAGAAACAAAACCAAACCAATTTTTAGTTGATAACAATTTTAAAGGTGGTGATTTTGTTAGTAGAAAAAAATCCGGGAATGTATTTGCGGGCTCAAAACTTAATGTTGATGGTCAAGGAATTTATACTGAAAAAAATATAACTCCTGACTTATTTAAAAAATTCCCAAAACAAACACCGGTAAGTGGGGGTAACCCACCTAGTCAAACACCTAGTCAAACACCAAGCAATACGCCAACACCAACCAATACTCCAACAAATACGCCAACGAATACGCCGACAAATACTGTTACACCAACTCCAACTCAAACTCCAACGGTAACAGCTACCAATACACAAACACCAACCAATACACAAACACCGACAAATACACCAACATCAACTCAAACTCCAACGGTAACACCAACCAATACACAAACACCGACAAATACGCCGACAAATACTGTTACACCATCACCAACACCAAGTTGTAATTGTACTTATATTGATGTTACAATAACTGAAATTGATTTGATACTTGCAATAGGTAATACAGACCCCGATGCAAATAATGCGGTTTTTGTTAAATATCGTAGTTGTGGTGGAGGTCTAATAAGTAAACGATATACAATTGAAGGAACATTTTTGAACGACATTTGTGCGAATTCAGGTACTGAACCTAGTGTGTCATATTTTCGCAATAATAACCAACAGTCTGCGTCTAGTACTGCAGTAAATAATGGACAATGTTGTACCCCTCCAACACCCACTCCGACAAATACTCAAACACCAACTCAAACTCCAACGGCAACTGTGACTCCAACTATAACACCGACAAATACAATTACACCAACACCAACAATTACACCAGTATATTGTTATAATTTTACCTCACCAAACCCAACTTATTATTTCACAGATAGTGATGTAAATGTAAATAAAGTTTATTTGTATGGTAATTTTACAGGTTATACGAATGGTTATGTCACTGATTATGCCGGTAGAATTATCAGATTAAATTCTGATTTAACCAATGATAACACTTTTAGTACAGGTACTGGATTTAACTCAGTTCTTTTTGATGGTGAGTCAATAATTGAACAAGGTGATGGTAAAATCATAGCAACAGGTAGTTTTACATCATATAATGGAACTTCTGCGAATAGAATCATAAGACTTAATTCCGATGGTTCGATTGACCCTTCATTTGTATATGGAACCGGGTTTAATAGTTTTACTCAAGGAGGGGCAATTGATTCTAATGGTTCTATTGTGATTACAGGGCTTTTTAGTTCTTATAATGGAACTTCATCACCTAGAATTATAAGAATATTGTCTAACGGACTAGTAGACCCATCATTTGTTTATGGTTCAGGATTTAATAATACCACAATTGATGTATTAATTAATCCTGATAATGGTATGTATATTGTGGGTTATTTCTCAACATATAACGGAGTGTCAGTTGTTAGTAACGGTATTGTTAAGTTATTGAGTAATGGTTCTGTAGACACCACATTCAGTGGGGGTACAGGGTTTTCTCCTTTTGCTGCTAGTAATCCTAATAATATAGTTAGAATATCAGGTGAAACGTCATTTTATGTTGCGGGATTCTCTACATCATACAATGGAACTTTAATAAATAGAATTGTAAAATTAAATGAGTTTGGTGGAATAGATACTTCATTTACAGGAGGTACAGGATTTAATGATATAGTATACACAACAAATATTATTTGGGTTGATAAAATATTTTTAACCGGTAACTTTACTGATTATAACGGAAATTCTTGTCTGGCTAACTGTATAATATTAAATTCTGATGGTAGTGTTTTACAATCATTTAATGATAGTAATTATACAAACTTTTTTGTTAATAATTATACAGTATTTGCAAATTCAACTTTAACGGGATGTATTGTTCCTGTTTATAATTATATTGTTCCTACTCCAACACCAACCCCTACACCAACACCAACAATAGAATAAAGTAAACTATTTATATAAGGAAAATTATATTTAAATTTAAAATATGGAAAATAATCAAAATACAGATTTAACGGTTTGGCAAAGGCTTTCACAAGCATTTGGTCCAAATTCGTTATTAAATCAAGATTACCCAACATATAAGTTGGATAAAAAGGAGTTATTAAAAACAACTTCTCAAGCGGAATATGAAAGAGAGAAATTACAGGCTCAACAAACTTATTATTTGTCTAACCAATGGACAAAGATTGAAAGTAACCTATACACTCAAGCAGTTTATTATGAACCAACTCGTTTAGCATCATTCTACGATTATGAAAGTATGGAATATACACCAGAGATATCAGCGGCTTTAGACATATATGGTGAAGAATCTACAACAGTTGATGAGAATGGTTATATGTTACAAATCTATTCTGAATCAAAAAGGATAAAATCAATTTTGGCTGATTTATTTAACAACGTATTAGATATCAATACAAACTTAACTATGTGGACAAGGAATACTTGTAAATATGGTGATAATTTTGTTTACTTAAAATTGGATTCGGATAAAGGAATTGTTGGATGTATGCAATTACCAAATATTGAAATAGAACGTTTGGAAAGAGGTATGGCCGCAAAATCCGCAAACCTTGAAGAACCTGCGGAAAACAAAGGATTGAGATTTAAATGGAAGGCAAAAGATATGGAGTTTAACACTTGGGAGATAGCTCATTTCCGTTTATTAGGTGATGATAGAAAACTTCCATATGGAACATCTATGTTAGAAAAAGCAAGACGTATTTGGAAACAATTATTATTATCCGAAGATGCTATG